GAGAGCACCCGCTAAGGTGTTTGACCGACCTCTCGCAATCTGACCTCCGCACCGTCGATAACGGTGACGCCACTCGTGAGACGAGGGCGGGCTACGGCAAGCTCCACTCACAGCTTGTACAGGGGTGTGTCACCCACGTCGACCCGCACAACCTGGTTGAGAACCGGGTGATCAAGGCACACTGGCCGATCGAGGCGCAGCGTGCGGAGCCAAGACTCGACACGCTTCACCTCTGCAGGACCGAGACCGTACACGTCGCCCATCATGACCCAAGTGTCATCACAGACTCTGTGCCGGCCGGCTCCACGAATCTTGCCATCCCACCACTTAGGCAGAATCGGGCGCCGGACATCAGCAGTCTGGCGTTCGATCGTCTCGACGATGGCACGTGCGATCGGGACGTGGGCAGTCAGTTGGACAAGACTGTCTACCACTCCTCGCAGGTACCGCCGCCGTTTCGATGGCGCATAGTTGAGTATTGACCAGAACGTCTTAGCCAAAATGCGACCTGGCTTCGGCCCATACACGTATTGCCCGTCACCAACAGGCCAAAACCTGCCAGAACAGAACTCAACATGATTGGGCGTCAGCGAGACGACCACCTTAGCCTTGAAACCAAGACCGAGGTAGTACGCCTTGATCGCGTCAACTCCCCCGAACGACTCAACAAGCCGCTTTGACATGACAGTGACGGAGTCATCCCCATTAATGAGGACGCGGTAATTCTCTACCGACATGGTTAGGCCAGCAGCACGCGCCATCGCGTGCCCAAGACCGAGCTTCATGTACCCGTTGATGAACGTGTCCCCGACGGACGTGTCACCATCGCCGCTGCCGACGCCAGCCTCATACGAAACGCGGTGCCCAGCGTTCGTTGCCAACCTCTTCCTGTGCCGTGCGCGCAGCACCTGTGCCACACGACGTGGGCACTTGAGCCGTTCATACTCATTGCACAGCAGCTCAATTGGTTCCGGCGACACGTGAGCATCAAAGCGGGACTGATCGTCCTCCACGATGACACAATCGTGCACCTCACCAAGAGCCTGGGTCAGCCATCGGCCCACGCCCACCGCGTCCAACCCCGAGGAGTAAGTCACGATGTCGTTCTTCCACACCTTTGCCAAACGCTTCGTCATGGCGTGCGTGAACGGTCCTGTGAGAGCCTTAACCAAGTCACTGCGCCCCTGGATGATGCGGGGGTCCTTGGTCAGTGGTGCACAGCCAACAAAGTCCGAGCAAGCTTTCTCACGCTTGACGAACCCTTTGTACACCTTGTCTCGCCGCTCCACGCACACACGCTCACGAAGCACCCGCCGCAGCCTCAACGCGACACTCGGCTTGTAACGTTTCAGCCAGTGTTCCAAGCGCGTTGCACGCAGGCCGTTGATCAGAGGCGGTGTGTCACCCACACCGTAGTCCATCCGGTCCCTGTACCAGGCCGGGTGCTGATCAACGAGCCGCACTAGCCGCCGCCAGGCGCGCGCCACACCCCGTGGGTTGCGAGTCCACTCCACGTCCATGATAACGCGGCCACGGATCCCCGGCTCCTCGTTGCAAGGACAGGAGCGGTTTACACGTGGATTGACCACAACACTGTATGGCCCGACAGCCACACAGCCGAAGCGCGCCTTACAGACGCGTCCTTCACCACGCAAGAACCGTGCATCAGCGCGTGTGTGCTCGGGTACCACAAGCCCACGCTCACGCTGACACACGTCCTCGAGTGTGACGGGGCGCTCCAAAGCGCGCCCCTTGCCGGCCTCAGCGAGGATCGACCCTGGATGCAAACAGGTCCAATTCCACGCCAAGTGAACGGCAATCCCGCCCAGCAGCGGCAAGTGCCCTGCAGCAGTGTGCATGACCAGAGTGGGGAGGCACGCCGCCTCAAACCCATTCTTGGCCCATTCAGCCAGGCCAAACCAGAGACCGCCCCAGGCACCG